GTCGGAATCTGCTACTGTATTAAATTCAAATTCTTTGTACCACATGTTACCGTGAACGCCGGTACGAAAATCCGTACCCTTATTTAATTCACGGGTAGTACCCGTATTAAAGGTTAAACCCATAACATATCCTCCTTATAGATACTAGGGGCGGGAGTTTAATCCCGCCCCATATAACATCCGAAAATCTACGCGTTGAGGTCAGCCACCTTCGACTGTACGAAGAAGTTCTTGCACCGCATCTCACCCATCGTATACAGCAGGCAACGAACGACCAGCTTGTCAGCCGCAAAGTAGTCACGGTTCTCAATATACTGAGTAGGCTGGGCGATGGCTATCTCCAGATAATCTGTGTCAAGCACATAGATGTTCGAGCCAAGCTTCACGCCTGCCGACGAAGTGGAGAAGGGCGTATCCGCATCAGGAAGAATTGGAATACCCATGTACGTCGCTAGCACTAAGCCTGTCCGTGTGCCAGGGAATGTCCGCTCAGAGCCGACACCAACCTGATACTCTTCCTGTCCCATATACCTTTGCTGAGAGTTCAAAAGTCTCTCTAGCTTAAAGTACTGGTCATGGCCCAAGACAATAAGCTTAGGCTCCCCACCATTTTCCCTAACCCTCTGAATTGCAGTGTCTAACAAGTTCAAGGACAAGTCTCGGCCTGTCCCACCGTTATAAGACACCGACGCACCTGAAGCCCATAAGCCGTTAGTACGCTGCATTCCAGTCATGTCATATACACCGACACCCTTGTCTACCGCAGCGGCTCCCCAACCGTTACCATGAGAAGGCTGGGCATCCTCCATGACGATATCGTCAATGGAAGTGAGTCCCGCCCTCTGGCGGACATAAGCTAGGTCGCCACTAGCTACGGCCTGTCCAAAAGCTGCCGTAACTGTAAAGGTAGTATTACCACCCGCTGTCGCAGGGGGAGTGACTTCTGAAATTGTTCCCGCATTTGTCTGAATACCAGTAGCACTGTCGTCCCTCGAATATATCGTATCACCAACATGGAAGAACCTAGCGTTGGCCTCTGGGACAATAAATGTGGTCGCACTACCACCGTTAACTCCGGAGTTGCTTCCGGACATAATCTCTTGGTTGATTTCCTTCATGTGGTCGATCTGGGCGTTTTCATTCTCCAACGCCAACACATCCCCAACACCACCTTCCAACTGTGCCGTGAAGACCGACTTCACCGAAGCGCCGAAGGTCGTAGCAATAATTCGTGGAAGGCTGGATATCGGTTCAATGTTCGACACATCGACATCTGGCAACGTGCCAACTTCTGCGACAGGCCGTGACCTATTCGTACCACGATCTGTCCTAACACGCCAACCAGCCGTGTTACCCCAGACCACTCTGGGAATTGCATTAAAAAATCTTGTTTGGTTATTGAGGGCTTGCCACACCTTACGACCATAAGTAGTCGTAAAGATAGAAGCTGTACCTGTCGCGGCTCCCGTAGTGCCTACCTGAAAAAAGGTATCGGCTTTGCTAATAAAACCGGGGCCAAAAATTGACTGATACAAACCTCGTTGTGACTGCGCCACATACTCCGAAAGAGTAGGATTTGTAGGCATAATATTCTATCTCCTTATCTTAAAATGTTATTACTGAAGTAATTCTTGTGGGATACCATCGGTTTGCCCTTCCTCAACCTGCATTTGCAAATCTCGCAACTGCTTATATGACAGGTTTGTTAGCTGATCAACAACTTCGTCTCCGCTTCCGGAGGTCAATTGTCCACCCTTACTAATAGGGGTTCCACCATCTGTACCCATGTTATTGTGATCAATAATTGTAGGTCGCATTAAACTCGTCTCTTCTTTAAATCCCATCTTGCGTAGTCGTTTCTCAGTTTCAATTTCAACCATCTTTTCCAAATTTTCAACTGAATACGCCATGTTCTTATCTCCAGCTTCTTCGCGTTCGTCTTCAGCTGGCTTGTCCTGAGAATCTTCTTCTTCTTCATCCTCATCAGCCAACCAAGGGGGCATACCTTCCTTCAGCATGTTTAGCTGATTCTGCATAGCCTGAATAACACCCTGAACATTCTCAGTCTTGGTATCAATCGTAACAGCCTTCTCAGAATCATCTGCTTTACTGGAAGATTTACCAGTACTCGACGCGCTTTTTACCTTTTCCCCATCTACCGGCATTCCTCGTTCCCCGCCATAAGACCCTGCTTTCATCAGTTCAAATGTCTCAAAGGCTACTGCCTTGACAAGCTCTGATTTTTCCTGTTCGGCCCACTCTAACTCCAACTTTTCCTCTTCATCTTCTTTCTCTTCTTCATCTTCCTCTTCGGCTTTATTTAAACGAAAGTCCATCTTCTGAAGAACTTCTGCGACGGCGGCTAAAGCCAGACCATTCCCTTCCATCTGCTTCTCAATTCGATCTAGAATTTCACTATCCATGCTAATACCTCCTGTTAAAATGATTATAGAAGGTTGGTCTAAGCCACCGCCGACCTTCGTAAATGATATAATGTGT